AAGAGTCAAAACATCATCAAGTTTGATAATAAACATATCTTCTGTTGTCGTCTTCAACCAGGGTTCTATCTTATATCCAGATTCACCACCTCTACTTTTATATTCAGAGATTACAATTGGGTTTGAGACAATCAAAAAAGTTCTCTCTTCCTCTTCTGAGGCTGCAACTTTGGCAAAAACTTCTTCACCAGACTTAAGTTTGAGAGTGCAGTAAAAATCTTCCTCTATCATTTTTTTAGTTGTATTGTGACTATTTCATAATTAAAATTTTCTTCATTATATATTTTAATTCGTTCTATCAAATGATTGAGTGTATAATTCTTTTTTGAGTTATAAGTACAATCATCGGCAATATCATAAAGTGTTGCTTTGACTTTATCTTTGCCTTTACGAAGAACTCTTCCAATACTTTGAAGATTTCGTATTCTTGATTTACTTGGAGAGGCAAAAATTACATTATGTAGATTTTTGATATTGATACCAGTGGAAAATGTTCCATAGGAAGCAACTATAATAGCATTCTTTTCTTTTTCAGTAATCTCACGAACTAATTCTCTTTCTTCAGCATTCACTCCACCGTGAATAAAAAAGACTTTACGATCACTTTGCTTATTTTTATTTATATTTTCGTAAAGTATTGCTCCGTGTGTTTCTACTCTTGAATATAATACCAGAGTGTTTCCCTTTAGATCTAAAGTCAAGTTTGTAATAAATCTATTTCTCTGTTCGTGAGAGATAAGATATTGTATTTCATCTTCATAAACATCAAACTTTTGAGGAGGATGTTTGAGGACAATACACTGAATATCTAATTGTGAAAGATGACCCTGTTTCATTAACTCATCAGTTCTCGTAACTTTATAAGAAGGACCAAACAATCCCTCTAATACCCATTTATGAGTCTGAGTACCATCAAGAGTACCGGTAAATCCAAAACGATACTTTGCATGATGAAGTTTCGTCATAATCTGAATCAGTGACTTGCTCTTGAATAAATGAGCTTCATCACCTATAATGACATTATAATCCTCAAAGAAAGACCTTTCCAATTTATAAATAGACTGCCAGGTAGTAATTGTGACTGGGTATTCATTTGTCTTCTCTCTACCAGAATAAATCTTGTGACAATATGACTCAGAATCCCAACCATAATCCTCAAAATCCTTATACATCTGCTCTACAAGAGATGTCGTTGGAACAACTAAAAGAATTTTTTGCCCTTTATCTACATAGTATCTTACGATTGAATAAATCATCAGAGATTTTCCTGAGGCAGTGGGTGATATCAGCAGTTTTCGATTATATTTTAGTGCATCGTATACTCCATCCACTTGATAATCACGAGGAGTATGAGAGCAAATAGAACTCATATAATCCTTTACACCCTCTAATGATATTCCATCATTTACCTCAAAAGGTTGACCATAAAATTTATTACTTTCAAACTTATATGTGTAATTAAATTGTTCGCAAAAATTTATAACTTTATCTAAAAGACCCACATATATTTGCTTACTTCTAATATCGAATAAGTGTATTTCCCCATTCCAATTTCTCCCTCGATACTGAGGCATAAATTTTGCACCAGGAACTTCAAATTTGAAATGATCTCTCAGTTCATATTCAATATGAGGTTCTGTTTTTATTTTTAAAAATACTTCGTTAGACTTAGATATAATAAGATTTTCTGTAGTATCTGTCACAAAGATTCATATGTCTATGAGTATTTATTCACCCCAATCCAGCATTAAATCGTAAAAATTCTATTGAGTTCTTAATTTGATATGTGCGATTTTGAATGACTTTTAATATGCTTTCAAGATAATATAACATTGTATCATAATAACAAATTTTCATATTAATAGATGAAAGTTTATCATCTGCATCAAGGTACTTTTGCATAGTTTCTTTATCCCGAATTTTCTTTGGGAATGGATTTTCTACATAAACATCTGGATCTGCCTTTCCAGAGAAGTATTCATATCTTTCGTGATGAATATTTTTCTTTTGTTGCTCTGCTTTTTTTCTTAAAAGAACGATTGTATTATAAAGATCAAAATATTTTGCGTGAAGAACTGGTATATTTAAAGATTCTGTATGAAGATTATCTGGATCTATTTTTGCGTCCTTTTCCCACATCTCTTGAATTTTTTCAAGATCAATACTCATAATGGAGTTCCACTTAAATCGGTTATATTGTAGATAGTATACTTGAAACTTACCTCTGCTGTAAAGTATTGAATATCTGAATCGGTAGCAGTAAATGCTAATGTTGTCAACGAATATGGAAATAAGTCATTAAATTTAATTTGAAAATTCGGAACAAAATTACTACTTAATACCTGAAGTGTTCCATCAGAATATATGTCCATCGATTTTTGGACATACTTTGGATTCGTAAATCCATTATTTTGAAGATTATAAATCTCTTCCAATTTTTCTGGATATCCCAAACCACGAATCCAATTTTGAATCTCCATATAATTTTCAAGATCTTCATCTACCATAAAACGCAGATTCAAATCCCCAAAAACAATTTTATCTCCTGGAGTATCAATATCTTTTAGATATGTTGGTTGAATTGCAATTCCAAGAGTTAAATCTGGAATATTTGCCTCATTACAAAAAAATGCAACTTTGGGACTTCTTTTTATCGTGAACTTAAATCCACTTGGTGAAAGAAAATTACGATTTTCAATTTGACCTGATGTAGTAGATGCCATTTTTTTTAAATATTTAGATAAAAAAAGGGACCCATATGGGCCCCTTTGAAGATTTGTGAGAAAGACTCACATTAAATTCTTAACTGCAACTCTACGATAGTAACGGTTTTGATTGACATTAAGACCACCAAGACCCTGAGCAGTTCCTTCTGCAAATGGATTGGCAACAAGACCATAACGAGTCTTGAATCCAATTTTTGGTTGGAAGGAATTCTCACCAACGGCACGAACCATTTGGAGAGGAACATAAGGGCAATAGAATAGTCCGGCATCATAAGGGGAAGAACCCTTATAACCAACCACATAATACTGGTTACCTGGAGTTGCGTTAGCAGTGGTCAGGTTAGCAGAATATGGGTCAATATATACACGGAATTTACCCATCAGAGTACCAGCAAAAGTATTTCCGGTGTCATCAACGTTGAGGTTCGAGTTCAGAGCAGGAGTATAATCAAGCACACCTGCCATTGTGAGTGCTGAAGCAACGTCAGCAGAACACATTACGATGTTGCCCTTTCCACGACGAGTTCTTTGTGCGATTGCGTTAGCATCACGTTCGATTTGGAATAGAAGTCCTTTGAACTTCTCAACCGACCAACGACCGTTAGAATCAACGTCAAGGTCAAAGATACCAGCAGTTGCGGTATTCTGTACAGCACCTTGCTCAGCCACCTTGTAGATGGTTCTGATAACCTCACGGTTGATTTCAGCAAGAATCTCTGTAGACAGAATATTCGCAAGTTCTGCTTCGGCATTCAAACCGTGGATTGCCTTGAGATCTTGTGCTAGTTCTAATGAATACTCGGCCTTGAGTGCTCTGGATTTAGCAGTCACAGTTACTTTCTCGATTGAGAAAGCCATCTGATTGAATGCATCAGAACCAGTACCATCAAGATTCTCAGCATCACCAGTAACCATTCCCTGACCTACGTTGTAGGCAATGGAAGAAGCAGTACCAACAGGGTTTAAAACTGAAGGGTTAGTTCCACCTTGAGCAGTGGTACCAATACCAGCATTTGCATCACTGAATCCAGCAGTTTCGTCACGACCAGCATCCTGACCAGAGAATGCGGAGTCTACTTCATTGAAGAATGCTTCGTTACCGGACTGATTGGTATAACGTGAACGCATTGCGAAGATGAGTCCAGTAGGACCACTCATTGGTTGTACACCAGCAAGGTCATATGCGACCAGGTTGGGCATTGAACGACGGATGAGTGAAATCAATACGGGATCAAAACCTGCAGTAGGTCCGCCAGCAGCGGCACTACCACCAAAACCACCAGAAGCACCAGCAGCATTACCACTGTTGGTTGGTGACTCCATCAACATTGAT